ATGGCTGATGGATCAGATGCTGAGCGCTGCCTTATCACTACCTTAATGAGTAAGAAGGCATTTAGTGCCATGTACCCTGATGCTGAAGTAAATCAAGGGTTTGTCAGTCGAGGGACTGGAGATGTCATTGGCGATTGGGTGCAAAAGGAAGAAATCAGAATTGCCGAATATTGGTATTCAGTCAGAGAATCTGTAGAGTTAATGCAGTTATCGGATGGCTCAAGCATTTACGCTGATGAAGTCGATGAAAAGTTAATGGAAAAATTAGGTGTTGAAGTCATTAATCAACGCACAACAATCCGTAAAAAGATTAAATGGGTTAAAGTAACTGCAATGCAAGTGCTTGAAGAAGGCGAATGGGCTGGGCGTTATATACCAATTATTCCTGTTTATGGACAATCAACCATTGTTCAAGGTAAGCATAAGCGTTTTGGTTTAGTCCGCATGGCCAAAGATCCGCAAAGGATGTATAACTATTGGTCAACTGCATTAACTGAAACAGTAGCACTTGCACCTAAAGCTAAATGGATATTAGCAGAAGGACAAGATGAAGGACATGAGCAAGAATGGGCTGATGCGAATAATGCTAGTAAGCCGTACCTGCGTTACAAGCAAACTGACATTGACGGCAGACCAGCTCCACCACCAATTAGACAGTCACCAGAACAACCACCAACAGGTGTAATGGCTGCAATGCAGTCAATGAATTTAGATTTACAAGCAGTTATTGGCATTTACGATCCAAATCAGTTACCGCAAGGCATTCAATCCGGTAAAGCAATCCAAGGTCAGCAGATGCAAGCTGACATGACCAATATGCACTATTACGACAACTTAACTCGCAGTATTCGACAAGTTGGCAGAGTAATCCTTGATTTAATCCCTCATATTTATGACACCGAAAGAGCCATGCGAATCATTGGCGATGATGGTAAGCCTGAGATTATGACGATTAATGAACGCAAGATGGATGAATCTGGCATTGAGCGTATTTTGAACGACATGAGCGTAGGTGAATATGACATTGTGATGGATACAGGACCAGGCTATAACTCGAAGCGTCAAGAATCAGTAGAAGCGATGATGGCATTATTCCAAGCAGAGCCATCACTTGTACAAGTTGCTGGTGATTTACTTGTCAGAAATATGGACTTCCCTGGTGCTGATGTTATTGCTGATCGTATGGCAATTAATAACCCATTAGCTCAGATTGATGATATGTCAGATATACCACCTGCAATTCAAATGAAGCTCAAGCAAGGTGAAGCACAAGTTCAACAGTTAACTCAGCAGTTACAACAAGCTCAAATGATGATTCAACAACGTCAAGATATTGAGCAAGTCAAACAAGATAACGAAACTAAACGCGAACTCATGCGTCAGACAACTAAGGGACACGATACTGAAATGCGTGTGCAGTCTGCAATGCAAGAAACTGTGGTCAAGACTGAAACGCAAAAAGAAATTGAGCAAATGAAGGCGCAATTAGCACTTTTATTGGCAAATATGAACAGAACATCAGCTAGAGAAGCAGAAGCTGAAGCTGTCGAAAGGGGTATTTAATGCCTAGAGAAATTGTTACTTCTGAAAATCGTGAAGAATATAACGAAAAAAAATTATCTGAACCTAAAGAAAAAAAATTAGGAAGTGATGAAAAAAATCCAATAATGGAAACAAAATTAGGAAAATCTACTGCTATTTACCAAATTAATCATAATAAAAAATACATTGATATAAATAGTGTTAGAACACCTAAAGCTCACAGAGGGCAAGGGCATGGTTCAGAAATTATGAAACATATTCATGAAAAAGCAGATGAATTAGGGTATGACACAAAATTATTAGCATCTCCATTAGATAAAGAAACAAAACTTAATAATTTAGTTGATTTTTATAAAAAACATGGCTATGAAATAACTGGGGAAAAAGGAAATCAAGCCAATGAACCAATCATGTTAAGAAAACACAAAAAAAATAAATAATATTGTCAATAATTATTTAAAGTAATAAGATTCAAACGTACCGATTCGTTTAATCGGAAATTACTGAGGAGCTTCGAAAGATGGCCAATGTTTTAACAAGTGAAAATAGTGCCGAGTTTTACGCAAATAAATTAGGTTTAGCTGAAGATTCTCCGACTGAGGCTGTAGAAACAGAGCCAGTTGCTGAAATTGAACAGAGTGAACCAGTTGTCGAGAACGAGGAAAAAGCAACAGAAGAACCAAAACCTAAAGTAAAGATGCGTTTTGATGAAGTCACAAAGCAACGTGACCTTGCTAAACAGGAAGCTGAACAAGCAAGAATCAGAACACAAGAATTAGAGCAAGAGTTAAAGGCAATCAAGTCACAGGCTGCACCAAAAGAGCAGAGCAGAGATGAGAAACCAAGACCAGATCAATTTGTTGATGCGTTTGAATACGCTGAAGCATTGGCTGATTGGAGTGCTGAAAACGCTGTAATGAGAGCAAGGCAAGAAGATGTAGAAAAAATGAAACAAGCGGAACGTGCCAAAGTTATTGATACTTGGAACAAGAAACTTGAAGCAACTAAATCTGAATTGCCTGATTTTGATGATATGGTAGCTTCCTCTGATGTTGTGGTAAGCGATCAAGTGAGAGATGCAATTTTAGAATCAGATGTTGGTCCTAGAATTCTTTATCATTTGGCTGAAAACCAAGAACTAGCAGAGAAAATATCTAAATCAAGTCTAAGTTCTGCTTTAAGAGAAATAGGTAAATTGGAGGCAAAGTTTGAAAAGACTGAACCTGTTAAATCTGTTGCCCAGAAGTCCAAAGCACCTGCCCCGATTAGTCCAATCAAAGCTGGTACAAGTGAGCAAGCCATTATTACTGATACAGATAAGATGACTTACTCGCAGTACAAAGCAATGAGACAAGCTAAAAGGATTAGGTAAAAACTTAATTTATTTTATAAAGGAAATATCATGGCAAATAACTTGCTAACCATTTCTAAGATCACCAACGAAGCGTTGATGGTCTTGGAGAACGAATTAACATTCACTTCTGAAGTAGATCGTAATTATGACGATCAATTCGCTGTGGTATAAAGCCTGCCTCAGTTTTTACTGTGAATCTTGCATTTGAGGTGGTAAGATTGGTAACACAGTAAACGTCCGTAAAAAGAACTAGGTGTGCGGACGAAAAAGTTTCTCTGATTGACTTGGAGTCCCAGAAGTGGGTAACAAGGGGCAAGCGAAAGCAGCCTGAACGACTAAGTGAGAAGCCTACGAAAGTAGATGCGATAGTCTGAACTAAGGTATAACTAAAGAAGCCTTAGAGTGCGATTCGAAGAAATTGCACCGCCAGAAATGGTCAGTAGGTCGTAAGACTGAAAGTAACAGAATGAGACCTGGACGCTTTATTGGATCAACAGGGCCAGCCCTGAACGTAGAAGATTTTAACGAATCATCTGTACCTATTACTTTGTCAACGCAGTTCCACGTTGACACACAGTTTACAACGACCGACTTAGCATTATCTTTAGATATGTTCAGCGATAGAGTTTTGAAGCCTGCAGTCGCTGCGATTGCAAACAAAATTGACAGAGATGGATTGGCAATGGCTACCCTCAATACTGCAAACATTGTAGGTGTTGCTGGTACTCCTCCAACTGGTTTGATTACTTATCTAACTGCTGGTGCTTACCTTGATTCTGAAGGTGCTCCTAGAGATGGTCGCAGATCATGCATCGTTGAGCCATTCACATCTGCAACGATTGTTGATTCTTTAAAAGGTTTATTCGTACCTCAAGAAGCAATTGGCGAACAGTATCGCAAAGGACTTATGGGTCGCGATTCCGCGGGGATGAACTGGAAATTAGACCAAAATATTCAGTCTCAAGTATTCGGTAATAACAGCACAACTACTGTGACTGCATCTGTAGCAACTACAACTGCAACTGGTTTCTTAACAAGTGGCTGGGCATCAAGCTCAACAATCACTTTGACTGCTGCCAATACTGGTAACTTAGTATTAAATGCCGGTGATACATTCACGATCGCTGGTGTTTACGCAGTTAACCCACAGAATCGTCAAGCGTATGGTTCAAACAAGCTCCGTAACTTTGTGGTTAAGTCTGCTGTTACGATTGCTTCAGGTTCAAGCGTTTCTGTTGTGGTATCTCCTGCGGTTATTACTGCTGGCCAGTTCCAAAACGTATCGATTCCTTCACCATCATCTTCTGCTGCGGTAACTCAGTTCAATTCAACTGGTGCAGTATCTCCACAGAATATAATCATGCATAGAAATTCTTTTTCGCTCGCAGTAGCAGATTTAGAGCTCCCTGAAGGTGTTCATTTCGCAGGTCGTGCCTCTGATAAGGAAATCGGTTTAAGTATGCGTATTGTTCGTCAATACACAATTAACAACGACAGTATTCCTACTCGTTTAGATGTATTGTACGGATGGGCCCCGCTCTATCCTGAACTCGCTTGCCGTATCGCAGCTTAATTTTAAGGAGAAAATAAAATGTCTAATCCAGGACCAGCATCAGTACAAACGATTCATCCACAAGGCGTACTATCAAACCAAGCAATTCGTTTGTTAGCAGTCGCAACAGGTGTAAACGTCAACGCAACAGGTGATCAAGCAGTATTGCCTATCATCAACTCTATTAACTACTCTGTTTCTAACGTAGTATTTACCAACGCATCAACTTCCCTCACAACAGCCGCAGCAGGTCTATTTACTGCTCCATCTGCCGGTGGGACTGGTGTTGTTGCTAATGCTGCTTTATCCGCATTAACAGGCTCAACAGTAGTAAGCCAGAGAACTGTTGCATCAACAGCAACATTATCAGGTCAAAATTTATACCTCAACGTAGGAACTGCACAAGGTGCAGCGGCTACAATGGACGTATACGTTTATGGCTATGATTTCAGCACTTACTCTTAATTGAGCATAAAAAACCCCTTTAATTAGGGGTTTTTTATTACTTGTTTTATAATTAAAGTTACTTCTTATAAAGGAATAATCATGCCATCTACAACAATCACTCGTGGTAATGTTTTATCCACGACTTTTATTGGACCATCTTTAACACCTGTTGCAGTAGCGTCTTATACTTCAGCAGCACAAAATTTTAATATCGCAGGCTTACAAATTACTGACCAAGTTAGCGCAGTTGGTTTAAATGGTAATCAAACAGCAGGTATTATTATTGCTGAGTGCGATGTATTAACAAATGGCGTTTTGACAGTTCAATTCGCTAATACAACAAATGCTTCAGTTACACCTGCTGCGGGAACTTATGTTTTCTCAGTAACAAGAACTGATGGACCTTTACCTCTAAATATGGTTTAAATTATGGCTAACGTATCAGCATATCGTTTTGTAGGACCTACAACTGCGATTGCAGTTACAGGCACTTCTTCCACATCAGTAACGATCACTCCAAATGGTAATGATCAAGTCAACTTTTGTGGTTTCTTGAATACTTCAGCTAATCCTGTAGCAATTACAATTGCTCCGGCCATCGCAGGCACAACCACAACTGCTAATCCTGCGGTATTACCGACTGGTGGCAATACAAGCCAGAGTTTTGTATTAGGTGTTAGCATGAGTCAGCCAACAGTTATTGCAGTTCCACCAAGTTTTGCAATTACTGCTATTGGTACATCAGGAACAACGCTTTATGTAATGCCAATGGTAGACCAAAACTAAGGAGTTTTTATGCCCGGCCCGGCTTTAACAGTAGATCAAAATATACTGCCAGTTCAAGCATACTTTAACCTTGATGGCACGTTTAATACCTTTATCGGCCAAGGTCAACCATTTGTAATTACTGCGACTGAATCGATTGGGATTGTTAACACAAATGTTAATGCAACGCTTTATCCTACGTTTACAAGTGCAACAAGTGGGCAAGTAACGGGTTTAGCAATTGCCTCACCAAGTTTGACATGGAATCCAGGCACAGGGGTATTTTCTGCTCCTACATTCTTTGGCACCCTGAACGGAACTGCCAATACTGCTAATAATTTAAGTGGTGGTGGTGCTGGGCAGATTGTTTATCAAAATGCTTTAAACTCAACTGCTTATTTAGCAGCAGGATCTACTGGGCAATTCTTATTAAGTAATGGTACATCAGCACCATCTTGGTCAACTGTTGCAACTTCAGTAACAATTTCTGATCAAACTACTGATACATCCACTTATTACCCATTATTTTATAGTGCGACCTCTGGATCAACCAATATTGTTGAAACTTCCTCTACTAAACTACAATATCAGCCATCAACAGGAAAGTTTACTGCAACCTTATTTAGTGGCTCAGGTGCGTCTTTAACCAACATACCGAATAGTGCTTTAACGAATAACTCGGTAACAATAGGTAGCACTTCTATAGCACTAGGTGGCATTACAGGTACTATTGCAGGATTAGTATCATTAAACGCAACTACTGTAACAGGCACAAACTTGGTGGGTAGTTTAGCAAGTTCAACAGGCTTACCCTTAACAACAGGGGTAACAGGCATATTACCGATTGCCAATGGTGGTACAAACTCATCAGCAACACCAACAGCAGGTGGTGTGGGTTATGGCACAGGAACTGCATACGCTTTTTCTACGGTAGGTACAGCAGGTAACTTCTTGCAATCCAATGGTGCAGGAGCTCCTGTATGGTCAGCAATTAGCACATCGGCATCAACGATTGGTATCTCTACAAACTCGACAAATGCCACTTACTACCCTACTTATTTTACTGCTCAAACAGGTACTGCAACTACTGAGTACACCAATCCAAACTACACATTTAATCCATCAACAGGTGCATTAAGTGTTACATCTTTTATCGAAAATGGCTACAACATTGTTAGTCAAAAAGATGTGGGAACTGGTGCGAATCAAATTCCTTTGAATCAATACTTAGGCACAATGGCCTATCAAGATGCTAAAGCAGTTCAGATTGGTGGTGGCTCAACTACAAACTTAGTTGGCACGAGTGGTTATCAGATTCAACCAACTATTACTGCATTAACTGCTACAACAACGCTTACAATTGCTCAATTGCTTACTTACATTGTGCAAGTTACTTCTGCAACTGCTGTAGCATTAACATTACCAACAGGCACATTAACAGACGCTGGAGTGTTAAATGGTCTCAGCGTGGTCAATAACTCATTTCTATGGATTGTAATCAACACAGGTTCAGCTTCAGGTGCAATTACAATGACTGCTGGAACAGGCCACACCTATGTCGGTAATGCTACAGTCGCAATTAATACCTCAGCTCAGTTCCAAACAGTTAAAACTGCTACTAACACATTTGTTACTTATCGCATAGCATGATATATATCCTCTCCCTTACATTCTTTATTCTCCAATTGCTCGATTGGTATACCACTCGTACTATCTTAAAAAATGGTGGCTATGAGCAAAATCCTGTCATGGCATTTGTATTTAAATACTTAAATGTTGATGTAGCCTTAGCAATCAAGTCGGTTCTATTGGGCGTTTTAGGCTATTTCATTGGACTTGAATATCCTCTTTTATTAGTAGTCTTAATCATTATTTATTTAGCAGTCATCTTTCATAATTGGAAAAGCCTATGAAAATTACAAAAAAACAACTTATTGAAGCATCACATAAAGTAGGGTTTACTGATGAAGATTATGGATTACTTACCTATGATAATGAATCAGATTTTAATGGGAAAATAGGTGTTTGTGAATATGCAGTTGGCGACCAACTTTTAAATTTGTTTAAAGAACTTGGGATTGAAATAGAATGAGTATTTCAGCCAATTTCCCAAATTTGAAGCCCAGCTTTTTAGCTGATTTTGCGAATTCACAAGTATTGGATAGCAGAATCACTTTTTCTCGGTCAACTACTGCACCTTACTATGATGGTAAGACAAGCGTGTTGGCTGAGCAGAATTTGGTTAGATATTCTCAAGGCACAGGTATGGCTGCCAATTGGGGAGTGGATTCAGGTGGTGCATCAACAAGAACAGATAATTATGCAGTTGCTCCTGATGGAACAACAACTGCAATGCGATTTGTAACAACAAGTTCACCTTATCCAAATATGTCGCAATCTGTAAGTGTCCCCACAGCAGGAACTTACACATTATCTTTTTATGCATCCGTTCCCACAGGCACACAAGCATTTTCAGGAGGCACTTTAAGCATAGCAGGAACAGCAACGACAACTTGGCAAAGGTTTACAGCAACAGGAACATTGAGTGCAGGAACACAAAATATTTATTTATTTAATTTTGGACCAACGCCAACAGCAGGACAAGAACTATGGATTTGGGGTGTTCAACTAGAACAACGCTCATCCGTAACTGCCTACAATGCAACAACTACCACAGCAATAACGAACTACATCCCTCAACTACTAACAGCACCTATTAACGCACCGAGATTTGATTTTAATCCAACAACAGGGGAATCATTAGGTTTATTGATTGAGCAGAGTTCGACTAATTTACTGACTTATAGCCAAGATTTTAGTAATGCAGTATGGACTAAATCTAACGCAACAATTATTGCTACTGCTGATATTGCTCCTGATGGAACACAGACTGCACAGTTATTAGTTGAAAATACATCAACATCTAGTCACGGATTTTATTTAAGTGCTAGTTATTCACAAACAAACGGACAAAACTATACTCAATCCGTTTATTTAAAAGCAAAAGAAAGAACTTGGATAGTTTTGCAACCTTCAAATGGTAATCCTAGTGCTTTAGCTTATTTTAATTTAGGAACAGGTGCAATAGGAACTTTAACAAATTGCACCGCAACAATTACTTTAGTAGGGAATGGGTGGTATAGATGCACTGCAACATATACTGCAACTGTAACTACAACTACAACAATTGGTGGAGTATTTTTAGCAACTGGCGATGGCGGTGCTTCTTACACAGGAAATGGATATAACGGTGCTTATGTATGGGGTAATCAGTTTGAAGCCCTCGCATTTCCTACCTCGTATATCCCTACTACTTCTGCCCAAGTAACAAGGGCTAGTGATAACGCATCAATGACAGGAACTAACTTTAGTAGTTGGTATAACATTAGTCAAAGCACTTTATATGTTGAAGCAAATATAACAACACCTTCAAATTATCTAGCAATAGCAACTCTTGTTTTAAATAATGGAACAAATACAGGAATTGGTTTAAATTGGAATAGTAATGGGAGACCTAATTATTTCATGAGATTGAATGGTGCATTTAACCCTAATTTGACAATTATTGGAAGCACAGGACAGCCAACAGGCTCTTATAAAATGGGTATTGTCGTTACAACTACACCAACAATTTTTGGTGCTGAAAGTGGGACATTAGGTTCAACAGTTAGTAGTTATTACGCAACTCAAGTTAATCCGAATGCTTTATTTATTGGTTTAGGTGAAAACAGTTCAAGCCCAATGACAGGCTACATTAAAAAATTAGCCTATTACCCACAAGCAGTAACCTCAACTCAACTCCAAGCCCTCACAGGAACTTAATATGCAAGACTTATGCCTATCCTTTACAGACGAAGCCGAATCCTTACCGATTCTTTATACAGTTGTGCAAGAACCTGTTTATGGTCGAGTACCAATTGAAGGTAAATTTATTACTGAATACACTTATAGTTTTGTAAACCCATCAACAGGACAAACTGAAGAATGGTGGTCAGAAAAAGTGATGACAGAATTAAATAGTGATGACAACGCTTCTTTTGAAGAAGGTGAAGTTGTCCCACTAACTTTAATTAAAACTAAAGAAGTTCAAGCAACAGAATATGTTGAAACAGGCACAAAAGATGTGTATGTATCTAATTACCAAAACATTGATGTGATTGGTACAGTCTATCAAAGACCGCCAATCCCAACTCCTAAGGACTATGTGCCTATTCCTTATCCTCCTCCTAATTATGGGGTTAATATTCGGTTATTGGATGATGAGGATATTGAACCATTAAAGCCATATATTGTTTATCTAACAGATCCTATTAGGGTGTGGGCATGATTTCATATACTTGGAAAGTCTTAAATTTATATACTAAAGGCGAGTTAATTACTGGCATAAAGTATCTTTGCACAGGATTTAATGGGAAAATGAGCATAGATTCTGAAGGAACAATGTTCTTTACTGATCCAGAGATGGGTATCCCTTTAGAGGATGTGACAGAGATGAACTGCATTGATTGGCTTGAAAAGGAAACAGATCGAGATGGTCAAAGCCATGTAAAGAGTGGAATCGAAAGACAGTTTGAGGCTTTAGAACACAAAGAAACAGGACTTCCTTGGAAACCTAATATTTTTAGGATAAAGATATGACACAGCCAATTGACATTATCAGCAGAGCATTAAAGGACATTGGTGCTTTGGCTGCCGGAGAAACTCCTGCTCCTGAAGATGCACAAGATGCCTTTGATATGCTCAATGATATGTTAGATCAATGGTCTAATGAATCCATGATGATTTACTATAAGACTGAAATTATCTTTCCAGTCACACCAGGGCAAACACAATACACGATTGGACCAGGTGGGCAGATTGGTGCAGTCTTTACTGGCTCAATCTCTGGCACAACCTTAACCATTACTGCGATTCAGAGTGGTGCAATTGCATTAGGTCAGACGCTATCAGGAACAGGTGTTTCTAGTGGCACAACTATCGTAGGCTTTGGAACTGGTGCTGGTGGCAACATTAACGAAGCAGGCACATATACAGTTAATATAAGTCAAACTGCATCTTCTACAACAATCAACTCTTATTACCAAAGACCACTAGTAATTGATACTGCCTTTGTTCGAGTCAATACAAACAGTAATGGTCAGCCAATATTAAATGGTGGCTTAGATTATCCTTGCGCAATATTGAGCGTTGAAAATTATGAAATGATTGGTTTAAAAACTTTATCTGGTCCTTGGCCTAAAGCAATTTATTATCAGCCAACAGAAACACTCGGTAATATCTTTGTGTGGCCCAATCCATCACAAGGTGAAATGCATCTATTTGCAAATACTATTCTAGCAAGATTCGTTAATCAGAATGATGTAATCAATTTACCTCAAGGCTACAATATGTGCCTTAGATGGTGCTTAGCAGAGCGTTTAATGCCGATGTATGGCAAAGCCTCACCAACGCAAATTGGTTTAATTCAGAGTTACGCAGCACAATCTAAAAGCACTATTAAACGTACAAACATGAAGCCGGTACAGAATGCAAGGTTTGCTGATGCGTTATTAAGTAGTAGACAGAAAGATGCTGGTTGGGTTCTCGCAGGCGGATTTTTTCGTTAAGAATCATATACTTATGCAATATTACATCTATCAACATCGAGCATTAGACACTAACAATATCTTTTATGTTGGAAAAGGTAAAGACAAGCGTCACTCTGATACAAATAAAAGAGGTAGATATTGGAAATTTTATGTTGCGAAGCATGGATTTGTATCTGAAATAATTAAAGATAATTTAGATGAAGAATTGGCTTTTTTAGCTGAAATGGAATGTATTGATGTTTATAAAAAGCGTGGTATCAAATTAATTAATTTAACAAATGGTGGTGAAGGTTGTTCTGGCTATTCAATGAGTCATTCTGAATACCAAAAACGCAAATGGAGTGTAATGCGTAAAGGTGTTCAAAGCCCTCGTAAAGGGGTTAAATTAACAGATGAAACCAAAGAAAAAATAAGTATTGCCAGAATTGGAAAACCATTAACAGAATCACATTGTGAAGCAATTAGCAAAGGATTGCTTGGAAACAAGAATACTGCAAAATTAACAGATGACGAAGTAAGATTTGTTCGAGCCAACAAAGGGATTATGACTCATATTGAATTAGGTAATAAATTTAATGTTCACAAAAATACCATACATAAAATATGGCGTGGTGAACGATATAAAGGAGTTATTTAATGGCAGATTTTGGCTTTGTTGGCCCTACTTATGTTGCTCAGTCCATTTACGTCAATGGCGAAGATTGCATCAATTTTCGTACAGAAATAGATATTACAAAACAAGCAGGTCAAAATGGTGTAGTGGCCTTATATCCAACGCCAGGTTTATCTGCTAAAGCAGTTTTGTCAGCAATGGCTGAAGTGCGAGGAATGAGAACTGTTAGTGGTGGGCAATATGCTGTTGCAGTTTGTGGGCCTTATGTTTATGTTTTAACGTCTAATCTAACCCCAACATTAGTAGGTCAATTAAATACCTCATCAGGTATTGTAGGAATTACCGACAATGGTCAAAACGTCTATATTGTTGATGGTACTTATCGTTATACTTGGCGAATTAGTAATCCTGCATCGGCTATATTTAGAGGTTCGATCAGTGGAACAACTTTAACTGTTACATTAATGCAATCAGGCACTATCGCAGTAGGTCAATCATTATTTGGTTTAGGTATCGGCAATGAAGTGGTAATCACTGCATTAGGCTCAGGAACAGGTGGAGTTGGTACATACACGATTAATACTTCATTAACGATTGCCACAGAACAAATGAACTCGGCAGCAGTAGCATCAACTCTTACTGCATCGATGTCAGGCACAACTTTAACTGTTACTGCAACAAGTGGCACTATTTATAATGGTCAAACCATTCAAGGTGCTGGAGTAACTGCAAACACGATTATTACTACTTATGGATCAGGCACAGTATTAAGCCAAAGTATTGCAACAGCAGGAACAGGTTATGCAGTCAATGACACAATTACAGTTTTAGGGGGTGTTTATGGCAATACACCACAGACTTATACAGTAACTTCAATTGGTGGCTCTGGTGCAGTTACAGGCTTATCTGTGCAAAATGTGGGTGCTTATACTTCTAACCCAACAAATAACGTATCTACTTCAACCACAGGAAGTGGCACAGGTTTAACCTTAACTTTATCTTTTGGAACTGGTGCTGGTGGCACAGGCAATTATGTAATTAATAATAGCCAGACCGTAGCATCCGAGACCATGTATGCACTCAATTTCTCAGTGATGCCATCCACTGATGGTGCATTTAGTGGTGCAAGCTCTGTGGATGTTGTCGACAATTACTTTATTTACAATAATCCTAATACTCAACAATGGGCAGCGTCCAATATCCTCAGTCCAATTACACCACCATTAAGTTTTGCTAGTAAGTTTACCGGACCGGATAATTTAGTAACTGTTATTGCAGATCATGGGCAAGTTTATTTGTTAGGCGAAACTACCTCTGAAGTCTGGGCTGATGTGGGTGCTTTCCCATTCCCATTCCAAAGAATCCCTGGTTCTTCTAGTCAGCATGGTATTGTTGCCAAATTTAGTGTGGCTCGAGTCGGTAATTCATTTGCTTATCTAAGTAAAAATATTCGTGGTCAAGCTGAAGTAGTAATGATGAATGGATATTTTCCAACTAGAATTTCTACTCATGCAGTCGAAAACACTTTCATTAATCAAGATGTAACGGATGCTAGGGCATGGACTTATCAGCAGGGTGGCCATGAAGTCTATGTGTTATCTTTCCCTACGCTTGATATTACATGGTGCTATGACGTAGCAACCTCAATGTGGCACAAGTGGCTTTACTGTGATGATTTAAACCAGTATCACCGGCACAGAGGCAATTGTTGCATTAACTTTCAGAATATGATGTTGATTGGCGATTGGCAAAATGGCAATATTTACGAATTAGATCCAACCAATTTTACTGACAATGGCCAACCAATCCGTAGATTGCGTAGAACAACGCATTTAGTCAGCGATTATCAGCGTGAATACTTTGATGAATTACAAGTGTACTTTCAGCCTGGTGTTGGTTTAACTGGCATTACTACTCCATTAAATGTTGAAACTGTGGGAGCTGATCCACAGGCCATGATGAGATGGTCCGATGATGGTGGCTCTACTTGGTCAAATGAGCATTGGAAAAGTATTGGTAAGATTGGTAAATATAAGAATCGTGCTATTTGGCGAAGATTAGGCATGACTAGAGATCGAGTATTTGAATTAGTGGTAACTGATCCAATTAATGCGGTCATTGTGGCTGCTAACCTTAAATCAAGTGTAGGTGAAAATTGAATAATATTAATCCAACAAATAGTCCATATCCTCAAGTTGAATTGATTGATGAACAGACGAAAAGACCAACAAGGGCTTGGCAACAGTTTTTTTTAAATATTTTAAACTTTACGAGTTCCACTTCTGCGACTAAAGGAAGTGCAAATTTACCTGCACAGCCACAAGGTTTTATTAATGTAGTGGTGAATGGAAAACCTTACAAAGTGCCTTATTACAATGTCTGAAATTATTGAACATTTTATCCCTAGTCGTGAGCAAATTAATATTTTGCAATCCGAAATGGTCAAGATGCCACAAGCTGAGTTAAAAACTGAGCATTATTTTAGTGGTGGGATGTATTGCCGGAAAGTATTTAGACCGGCAGGAACATTGATTGTTGGCAAGGTCCATAAAGAAGATCATATTTTTTTATGTGCAAGTGGTCAAATTATGGCATGGACAGAATTAGGCATGAAAACATTAAACGCAGGGGATATTGTTGAATCCAAAGCTGGCACTAAACGAGTTACTTTGGCTTTAACGGATGCAATTGGTATTACCATTCATAAAACAGATGAAACCGATTTAGAAAAAATCGAACAACAATTAATAGAACCAGATGATACTGCACTTTTTAATTTTGCAAATGAACTTAAAAAGTTTAAAATAGAGAGTAAGGAGAATGTATTATGACATGGGTAACTGCGGCAGTAATTATGGGGGGTGCATCTTTAGCAGGTGCTGCGATTCAAGGCAATGCTGCTCAAAACGCTGCACAAACTCAAGCAGATGCAAATGCAAGGGCTCAACAACAATTATTACAGACTGGCCAACAAGCCAGTCAGCAATTTACACCATATACGCAATTAGGACAATCAGGTGTCAATGCATTAAATGCAAACTTACCTTTTTTCCAAAATCAGTTTAATAATCAAGATTTAAATGCCAATTTAGCACCTAATTATGCTTTTCAGTTACAACAAGGGCAAGGTGCAACCAACGCAGCCAATAATGCCACAGGTGGCATGGTCGGTGGTAATGCACTTAAAGGTTTACAAGACTATACGCAAAACTTTGCTCAAGGTGCTTATCAAAACGCATTTAATAATTACAGCGCAAACCAAACTAATATTTATAATCGATTAGCAGGTATTGCTGGAATAGGTATGCAAGGTGCAACAGAAGCTGCGAACGCTGAACTTGGCACAGGCACTAATGTGGCTCAACTTACGCAAGGCATCGGACAAGCACAAGCAGCCGGCCAAGTAGGTCAAGCTAATGCCTATGCCGGAGGATTAAGTAACGTGGGCAATTATGCGTATTTATCTGGTATTGGTCAAGGTGGTGGATTTAATCAATCTGGAGTGCAATATATTAATGGCATGGCTAACCCTAACTTTGTTGGACCAGTACCTTAAGGATAAAATATGGCTGATTTTAGAACTGATACAAGTGCAATTAAAGTAGAACCGGCTAAAGGAATGTCTTTAGCGGATATGCTGAATATTCAGAAATCATCTTACGAATTAAGTAAGATGAAAGAACTTTATCCGGCATTAATATCTGGCGAACAAGCAAAATCTAAAACTGCTGAAATTGAATCAGAAAAAGCTGGTTTAGGATTGCAAAAAGAACAACAATTAAATAATGAACGAAAAGTTATTCAAACATTTATGTCTAACCCAAAAAACTTTCAAAATGAAAATGGCGAAATAGATATAAATAAAGTTAATTCTGTATTACCGGCAATAGCACCATTGAGTGGTACTGAACACGCTAGTAAATTAACCACATTGGCAAATAACCACTCAACTGCAACAACTGCAAAATTAAATATGACGCAACAACAAAGAGGAATTGTTGCATCAACTTATGGCGCATTAGGATATTCTGGAGAAAATGATCCTAAAGTTTATATGGCTGCTTTATCAAGACTGAAAGAACAATTTCCAGACGATAAAAATATTCAAGCCTATGTAGATTCAAGCATTAGTTCTTTAAATTTGATGGGCGCACAACCTAATCCTAATATAGCTAAAACTGCAATACAATCTTCTCAACAATTATTATCGCCAGAAAAACAACAATCTGTATTTTCTCCAACTACTGGTTTATCTAATGTTGGTGGTCTTAATGTCATATCAACTACACAACCAGCTGTTGGCGGTAATGCTCCATCTGCAACATATAGTTTGCCCAATATTGGTGGTAATCAACAACAACTACCACAAAGCACACCAGAAAATACTCCAACTGAGAAAAAACAACCTTTGTTTATTGAGCGTTTTCCTCCACGACCAGAAACATATCCTCCTCAAATTTCTGAATTAGAAAAACCAACATTTGAACAAGGTTTTGCTTTAAAACAAAATTCATCTAAATTAGCAAGTGATGCAGCCAATTTAAAAACATCTTTAGAAGCTGCTAGAAAAAATATTAAAGAATCATCTGGAACTGCAATTGGTCAAGGCATAAGAAACGCAAAGCAAATATTTGTATCAAATCCAGAATTAGAGATTTTATTAAAAAATGCTGCGGATATACAAGCAAGACAAGGCCAATTATTAGGTGCAACAACTGACGCATCAAGAGAAACAACTTCTAAAACTTCACCTAATGCAAATTTAAGTGAAAAAGGTTTGGCAAGTATTTTAGATCGTATTGATGCTGACACTACTAATATTATGCAATTTAATAAAGGATTAGGTTCTTACATTGATAAAAAAGGTAATACCAATGGGCATTTAAATGCTTTAAGTTATAAAGATGCTTGGACCAATAACTTCGATGCTGATGTATTTAAATATCATAATATTGCAAAATCTAATATGTCTAAAGAAAAAAAAGAAAAAGCTAAAATAGAATTATTAAAAGGCAAAGATATTAAAGATTTTGAAAACAAGTTGTATAGGTTACACAGACTTGAACAAGGCGAAAATTAATGGCTGATGTTGATATTCTTAGTGATTTTGCAGATTTCAAAAAAAGTAATTTTGAAAATGCAGAAATCAATCCAGAGTTGGCTGCTAGATTAAAAGAAGCCAGTAGAGTTTATCGTGAAAAATTTAATAAAGAATTGCCTGTTACTAGTAAAACTCGCACAAGAGAAGAACAACAAGATTTATATAATAGGTTTAAAAGAGGCGAAAAAGGCATTTATATGCCTCTTGATCCTTCTAAAGAACCAGATAGAGAAATATTCCATACCGATGCAGTGGATATATCCAGAGATGTGCCAGAAGCGTTTTTAAATCAATTTGGTATTCATCGACCATTAGGCAAAAAAGACCCTGTTCATGCTGTCATTAATCCATCTTACAAAAGAACATTTTACGAACCTCCACAAGATGACATTTTAAAACAATTTGAACAAGATAAATTATTACTTAATCAACCTGAAGAAGAAAAAACATATCAACCAGGCTTTTATAATCCTAATTTAGTAGCACAAGGAGAGCGAGCAAGGGAAGCCGGTGGTGGCAATTTACAGCCAATCGTTGAAGGTGTAACAGATGCTTTAAAATCAATGTCTTTAGAAGATTGGAAAAAAGAATCCACTTTAGCCAATATGTTGAAATATGGCGTTGGTGAAATGCCAATTGTTGGTGATCAAGGTTTCCATCAAGAAGGAAAAAATAAATTAATTGAGTCCGGCAAAACGGCAATTAATGCTTTATTAAATCCATCTCAAACCTATGAAGCAATTTCACAAGCAGAGCCTGGTGAGTTATTAGGTCAAATAATCAAGGGTGGTATTTATGATTTACCATTAGGGCCATCAGCCAAGCCGGTAATGACCGCAGCAAGCGCAGTGGCAAAACCAGTTATCTCTGTTGCCGGCAAAGTATTAACTCCAGCTGCGGAAGGTTTTGGCACTTTACAAGAATCATTTGCCAATGCAAAGAAAGCAATAAATCCAACGGTATCTATTGATGAATTTGATATTCCAAAAACAATGACTGGCGTTGGTGCTGCCAATGTAAATAAACAATCATCAATTGCTAATATATTTCCTCAGTTAAAGCCGGAAACTCAAGAGATTATTAAATCCACACCTGTGGAAAAAATTAATCTTCCTGCTTTGGAAACTAAAGCACTTGAAGAAAAGCATGGAATTGATTTATCTAAAGGTCAGCGCATCAATGATAAATCAGTTTATGCAAACGAATGGAATGCAAGAGATACTAACCCAGATATTCAGAAAAAATTTAGTAATCAACCAATGCAATTTCAAGAAAGTTTTGAAAGAACTTTGGATAAACACGCTGGCGATATTGGTGAATTGACTAAAGAAAATATTGGTCAATTGCAAATCAATGGATTATTAGAAAAAGATTTATTGCGTCAAAATGCAATTAAAACTGCATATAAGGATTTAGAAAATGCTAATGGCGGTCAATTGCCAATTGATGTATCTCAATTGAATGCCAATATTAATAATGCTTTAGCAAAAAAACTAAAAACCAATGTTTATGAAGATAAATTGGGAACAATTAAAAAAGACATTGATGGATTAATAAAAAATGGTCAAATGACATTTGATGATTTTGAAAATTTAAGATCAAATCTTGCTGATGAAATGCGAACAAATCAAAGTGGATCAGCTAGAGCTGCGGCTCATATTATTCGAGATCAATTAGAAAATTTACCATTCCCAGAAAATATGCAACATTTAAAGCCTTTAGCAGATAAAGCAAGGGCATTGTATAAAGAAAGAATGGAAGTCATTAAAAATAACCCTGCTTATAAAGCAGCCGTAAAAGAAGCCTCCACCATGGAAGAAGCCGAATCTGGTCTTACGGCTTTAAATGCAGCAAAATTCCATGATAAATATGTAACTGGTGCAACTCCAGAATCTGTGCGAAGAATGATGGAAGAATTAAAAGATTCACCAAATGCAATTAAAGCAATTAAAGCAGGCGATATTATGAACGCAAGAGATGCTCTTGTTCCTAATACTGGCACTCCTCAATTAAAACCTGATATGTATAACAAATATTTAAGATCACAAGCTGATAAAGCAAAATATGTGCATGATGCTGAGTCATTACAAGATTTGTTAGATTTAGGTATTTTATCTTCAAAAGTTGCAAAACCAACAGAAAACGTATTTAATTTCTCTAATAGTTATTCTGCATATTTAGGCGATTTATTAAAAGAAGGTATAAAAATGTCAGGTGAAGGCGCATTGGCTGTAAAAACAGGTGGGTTATCTGTGCCTGTTGTTAGCGCAGGAAAAGGATTGTATTCAAAATATAAAAGTAATAAATTTGCACAAGAAACTACCAATCCACATTCTGGATTAATTGAGGAGAAATAATGTCTGTTTTACTTTCACCGATTGGAAACGGATTCCAATTCTTAACTACCACAGGACTACCTTTAAATGGTGGTCTGTTATATACCTATCAGGCAGGTTCTAGCACTCCTTTAACCACCTATTCTGATAATGCCGGTAATGTAGCCAATGCAAATCCAATTGTCTTGGGAGTCGATGGTAGACCGGCCACAGAGATTTGGGTAACGTATGGCTATAGTTATAAATTTGTATTGTGCGATAGCAATGGTAATGTGATTCAGACTTATGATAATCTTTATGGTATCTTGCAGACTGCACCAACAGTATCAAATACAGTGCCAAGTGGACTAATTGCAATATGGTCAGGCTCATTAGGTTCAATTCCTAGTGGCTGGGTATTGTGTAATGGCTCAAATGGCACACCAGACCTTAGAAACTCATTTATTTTAGGTGCTGGTTCTACTTATTCAGTAGGCACAGTCGGTGGTTCTGCTGATGCGATTGTTGTAAGCCATACACATACAGCAACATCTACAGTAACTGATCCTGGTCACGTTCATACAATTTCTCCAGCTAATGTTGTTTCTTATGTAGGTTCAGGCTCAAATTCCGCAGGTGTAAGTTCCGCAGCTGACCATTACCCAACATCAATGACAACAGCAACAACAGGTATTACCGTAGCAACAACAAATACATCGACTGGTGTTAGTGGCACAAATGCTAATTTGCCTCCATATTATGCACTTGCATTTATACAAAAGACTTAATCATGGAAATGCAAAATTTATTAAACATAGGCATTGGTGCAGCACTAGCTTGTTTAGGTTGGTTTGCTAGACAGTTATGGGAAGCTACGCAAAATCTTAAAGATGATTTAAAAAAATTAGAAATTGATTTGCCAACAAACTATGTTCGTAAAACTGACATCGATGCACGATTTGACAAGTTGGAAGCCATTTTGGATAAACTGTTTGATAAATTAGATAACAAGGTGGATAAATGAGTTTAGACCCAATTTCAGCAGCATTAGATTTAGGTAATACTTTAATTACTCGAATCTTTCCAGATCCAGTTCAAGCAGCCAATGCAAAGTTGGAATTAATCAAATTACAACAGTCTGGTGAACTTGCATCGATGATTGCACAGACTGACATCAATAAAGCAGAGGCTTCAAATCCATCTTTATTTGTATCAGGATGGAGACCAGCAATTGGTTGGGTAAGTGCTTTAGCGTTAGCCTACCAATATTTATTGAGGCCACTATCAGGCACTATTGCCGGTATATTCGGAATTGTAATTCCACCATTGCCAGGCTTAGATGATAATCTATGGCAATTAATGATGGGAATGCTTGGTATGGGTGGACTCAGAACTTTTGAAAAAGTTCAAGGAGTGGCTTCAAAATGAAAGTAAAAGATCATGTTTTATTAATTTGTGCCTGGTCATTGGTTTGTGTCATTGTGGCCATGTTACTCATGTTTATCTATGCCATTTTAGATCCGGCAGTCGATGATACTGAAGTATTTAAAATTATTGGGCCAAGTTTTCAAACTGTCATTGGCGGATTTATTGGTTTAATAACCGGCATTAAAATTGGAGAAAAATAATGACTCAACTAACTGAACACTTTACTTTAGAAGAATTAACTGTTACTAGTCACCGAGAATTTGACAACACACCGAACGAGGCTGAAATTGAAAACCTTAAACGATTGGCAGCATTTCTTGAAAAGGTTAAAGAGATATTGGGTGGTAAACCAATCATGGTTAACAGTGCTTACCGTAGCAAGTTGGTTAATGATTCTGTGGGTTCTAAAGACACTAGCCAACATCGACTAGGTTGTGCAGCCGACATTAGGGTGCCAGGCATGACACCAAATGAAGTCATCCAAACCATCATGGCATCCAATATAGATTATGATCAGATTATTAGGGAATTTGATTCTTGGACCCATATCTCCATTCCTAATGAGCCGAATGGGATTCCAAGGAAACAGGCACTCATTATCGATAAAGCAGGCACAAGGTTATATTCTTAATAAAGGAACAATATGAAATTCAAAATTGAAGGTAAGCACCACGAAAGTAAAAAGGGCCATTACATTGTTGAGCGTGAGCATGAAAAGAAAGAACACAATGAATTGGTCAGACTTGAAAAGAAACTAGACAAGCATATGTCTTTACCGGCAGAGAAGGCTCATGGCCAAGAAAGCCATCCGCTGCCGAATATGCGTAAACCTTAATTCTTTTGTGTTGGAGGAATCCAGCCAAGTGCTTTAAATCGTTTAACGATGTCGGTATATTTAGCTGGAGTGTATTTCCAATTAGGATTCTTCCAACCTGGCTGATGATTGTTCATACTCCCACCTTAATCTTTAAATGATTTTGATAAACTATTTGATGCGACTTGGCTGAATTAAATTGATTAGTGCCAGTCGGTGCATGGTAGAAGTTACGTTCCAACATCAATGCACCAATATCTTGCTTTTCACCTTTAACATATTTGAATAAAAAATTCTGTGGCGATACTGCATGAATGGTGGCAATGGCTGCCTCAACTCGTTTTACATAAAATTCTTTTTCTTCTTTTTCTAAACTAGCAAAGTCCTCTGGTGACATTTTGCTAGAGGCCATTTGTAATAGTTCTTTCTGATCCGGTGTTAACATACACTTCCCCTTATGTTTTCGACTAAAAAAATAGTTAAACTGCAAATGAATAAAGCAACTAAAAAGCAAAAGAATATAAATCTCATTTATTATCTCCAAATAAATTAAAGTGAACAATTAGACAAAATATATATCCAAAACAAAATATAACTAAATCGCTTAGAAATGTTTGAATCATTATTTATGCCCCCAAATTAAATAACCCAACCAAAGTCCCCAGGCTACTGCCAATAAAAGTGATGCTAAATAATCTTTTAGTTTCATTTTTCTCTCGCTTTCTTAAACTGTCCAATATCTGACATTAAATTGTTTGCATCAATGATTTGTTTTAGTGTTGTTATTTCTACATCTTTATCATGCAACATATTGTGATAGCGTTCAATTTCTTTTGCTTGGTCTAGGAGCATATTTGCTGCCGCGAAAAGTTGTTCTCTGTTGCCTAACCAGTTTTTTAAAGCATCTGCTAATTCATTTGGTGTCCATTCCATATAAGATGGTTTAAGCCTTAAAGTCATTTCTCACCTCTACTTGCTTTAAAAAGTATTTCTGCAAAAAATTCACTCATCTTTACTCTCCCTAAAGAAATCCGTTGCTGGCGCTTTTGTTTTTCCATAAAACATTTCTTTAGAAAATGCACCTAAAATAGCTGCTTTTGCTTCTTCACGGTCTTTTTTAGGTAAATCAGCTACCGATTCTTCAAGACATTCCATTACGCTTTTTATCATTTCTTTTATAGTAATTATTGTGCTCATTTTGTGTTCGCTTTCTTTAATTCTATTTCTGTTGTGCAAAGTTTACAAAATACCCTAGATGGTCTACCAATAAACGATTGAAAACAATAGTTACAATGATTTAAGGATTGTCCTTCTGGTTTGTACGCATCTTCTACCCAATTTCTATTCATTTTTCACTCGCTTTCTTTAGTATTGCTCTTGCAAAATCGTAAATTCCGTTGGTAATGTTTTTTCCTATTCCTGTTTCAGGCTTGAAAATATTAAACCATTCATATTCTATTTCCTCATCACTTAACTCTTTTAAAGGATTACTTGTCAGCCAATGATTTTGTTCTTCTAACTCTCTAATATATTTCAATGCCTTATCATTTATATCTAGCTGTATTTTATGGTTAGCCTCTAATACATTGATGCGGTCTGCTTGTTGGCGTAGCATAATGGCTGATTCCCTGTAAAGAATAATAGCTCTACCTGCTTGCTCAGTTTCTTTACCCAATAATCTAATACTTACACTTTCTAACTTATCTATTAATTCATTTGCTGTCATTTCTGACTCGCTTTCTTTAATATTGCTCTTGCAAAATCATGTATTTCATACAGTCTTTTTTTACCAAATGGTTCGCTGACTTCTTTATACACTTGGCTTATTTCCTCATCTGTTAGTGCTTTTCTTGCATCGCATCTAAAACATCCTTGCTTACAGTATTGGCATTCTGTATCTTTCGTTAGTTCACTTATTTCTCACTCGCTTTCTTTAGTATTGTTCTTGCAAATTTCAAAGGGTCTAAATAAACTTGTTGAAAATGTGGTCTTTCTAAAACCTCGCCATGTATTTTCATTATTTCCTCATCAGTTAATTCACGAGGTTTATATTTTTCACGCAAAGGTCTTGCTTCGGCATAAAACTTTTCCACTTGTTCTTTGCGAAAAATATCATTATCTTCATCAATCAATTCTTTAAAATCATTTAAAACTTGTTCATTTGCCTTTTGAATCAATTGATACTTTAAATCTTGATTGGAAATCTTTAAATCTGCTATTTCTTGTGCTTGTTGACGCAGCATTGTTTCAATTTCTGAATACCATTCTTCTTCTGCTGAGTTTAAGCAATCATTAATTATTGAGTTTTTAAGTTCGTTTGCCAATTTAATTGCACTCATTTAGTAATTCCTTTTAAAATTTGAATGGCAGCATAAATAATCACACTAGCAATTACGCTACCAATTAAAAAACCCATAATTTGAATAATCAATTTATTCATTTCCACTCGCTTTCTTTATAGGCAAACAAAGTAATTAATTCAACTCTGGTGTAATTTCCATAACATCCATCATCAAAGCTAATTCTTGGACCGCCAGCAATAGATAAACTTTCAATAACCCCTTCAGATTCATCATCTATCAAAATGACTCGATCTCCTATCTTTGGTTCACGAGAAA